GTTCACGACTTTGGAATATTCACTATAACTAAAGACGCCCAAAAGAAGTAGGGTTCGGTCTTGGTTAGTATCTCGAGAACTAGCAACATACTCGGATACATAGGTAAGCACTTCAAGATCTAAAATTAATATATTAGATCTCTGATACCTAATAGTGAATAAATTATCTTGACTTAGTAAGCCATAGATTACGCAAACTACATGGCTTGCATGGGTCTGTCTGGGCGAATCCATAATCCAAGTAAATGGACTTTAGGCTTAGACTATTATGAGATAAAAGGCACCACTGTCACCAGGTGCATCGGTGGATCACAGTTGAGATACAAATGTGGGGGAAAAGTGTTTTGCTAGGACTACTATCACGTTAAAGCTGTACAATAAATCCAATAGGATAATAACAGCATTCAACCTGATTTTCGTAGTTTTTATAAAAGTTCTGTTCAATGCGTTAAAGAGCTTTTATCAAAACACCCACAACCTGTCTATTACGACAAGAATTCAGGTTATCAACAGTTCCACCCTCAAAAGATACTCTGCTCAAAGTTCGGTTTTGACACTAGAACTTAATACGAGTAGGTTAAATCTTTTGAGTACGCGACCAACTCACTGCATAATATGTGCTATGCAGTCTTCAACAGACTCCTTGGATCCGACACATCCATGACTTATTAAGGCTAATTAGCTTATAAGGATACTAGTTATAGATTCTTTAAATGGATGCAACAACAAACAAAATTATTCGATTGGTCTTATGTATAACAGTTCAACTTCTAGGCTTATATCGAATAAAGGGATTATCCAAGAGAGAAGAAAGACAACTACATTAAAGTCATCAAGTAAATATTTTCTGGCTAGAGAAAATAAGTAGTAGGTGCTTTCAAAGCTATGTTGAAGTAAGGAGAAGTTTTCAAATGTTAAAAATAACTTCTCATGGAGGCTAGTCAATCCAACGGCTTTTTATAAGCAGATGGAAAACCTAGAATGGTCGCGGTTGGAGGTGTTTCTTCTCAAGGAATATACATACCAGTCATGGGGATACTGAATGATATGTTGAAGAAGATAATACCTTCTTTTGTCCAAGCCTTTTAGAAGGGGAGGTTGGAGAAGTATCTAGGAAAAATAAAAGACCCTAGATGGAAGCATGTGGTCACCGATGGATCAAAATGGGACTCTAATCAACATTTTACTAGATTGGTCAGCGTTATGAGCGGTATGGTTTAAACTCTTATTAAAGCCATAAAACCTCATATTAAGCAAATGTTGATTAATAACGGAGCGACTATCTAAGCTGAAGTCTTTTAGACAATGCTTAGGGCTTGTTATGCTTGCAATGATGTTTATTTATTCGTTCCACTTTACTAAGTCAATGGACCTTAGTGGACTAAATAAATGAATAAAACATTCCTCCGTTAATTCCCTCACGCTGCTCATAAACTATTGAGTCAGCACAAGAAATTCTCTGATCATTACTTATGTATCCCTATGATGGATAAAGTTTTATCAGGTTTTTCGATCCAAACTACAGATTATAATACTTTGGCTAATTTAATAGATAATTTTGTAGTCTTGTAGAGTATCGGTGTTGCTTAACCATGGAAGTAGTATTAAAGTTATATTAGAGCTTCCAGGTATCTCCCTCCTAATGAAGCGATAGACTATTATTAACCAAAGAAATGGTTTGCTTTGGTTTCCGGTGATGACAAATATTCCGGAATAGATCAAAGTTTAGTTAATCGCTTCATTCAAGCCTTTAAAGATCATGTTAGTGCTTTATAAGGTTTTGCTTCTAGGTTGGGCATCATAGTTAAGAAGATCTAAGCTCATGACGGTTACATATCTGGATTTTTGTCTAAATGGACATGGTTCGACGGACATTAAGTCATTTGTTTGAGAGATATGTATAAAGCAGTCAACACTAAAGTATATTATACTAGATCCACCAAGTAAATACATAAGAGGCCTGCCTTGTTAATATAGGCCATGTTGAGTGGTTTGCAATCTTAGAAACATAGTAAGATACTTTAGTAAGCTTATAAGATCCATCTTAGCTATATGGGTTAGGTGTATAATTAGACCAGAGCTAAAGCTAACTTTTTGAAGCTTTGTTCTAGTGGTGCTTTAAACAAGTACAAGTTAGATTTTAGTACCACTAATTACAAGTTGTAAGCAGAAATAAATTCAAGATTAGGCATAGGTCTTTACACCTTGTGTCTCTTTTCTAGACATTCAAAGTTAAGAGTACACATAACCCTTCCGGCTTAAAAGCCTATCGCTCTATAAAAAGTAGTCAATCCTTATATTTCGCTTAGAAAGATTGACAATAGAGCGCATCCCTAAAAAACTGCTTAGTATTTGAACACTAGGAAGTTTTTCGGGAAAACAACTACCATCAAAAGAGTTGTTGGATTGAGGAAGAACATATAATACCAATCCATAAACATCAATTCTTAAACCATTTCGTATTAGAGAGATAGGTAGTTGCAAGGCTAATTCGTTTCCAATTTCGTATAATCTGAGTTAAGAGATAGAGGTTGATGAATTAGTCTTGAGACAGAGCGTTTTCAATGAGTCTTTTAGACAATGAGAACACTCGGTCTCTGTGAGGTGGGAACACAATAACTCTCACCCCTCTCCAGGGTTACAGGAGTTCGAGTTACCCTTCTCAAGAAAAA